CGCTGGACGCTGATACTCCCGTAACGCTTATACTAACAGGAAAACTTATTGTGGGAGATCCTACTCCACTGGAAGCAGAAACACCTGTGACCTCTACGGGAATAGGACTGTTCCACGCTCCAGAGTTCCAGGTACTTCTATTCCAACCTGTAATTAAGGCCATTATGCAATCCTAATTATCGCGTTGTTAGCGTCATTTGCTGGATACTGAATGGTAAAGTCTCCAGCACTAGAGGACTTATCACCCCCAAAGTTAATCACCGCAACTGCTGGATAAGCCGCAGCCGTAGTGGTAGAGCCTGTACTCGCGCCACTTAGGGTAGAGTTATAAATCAAGGCCCCTCTTGCGCTGCTGATTGTAGAGGTAGACCAGGTAGTGTCTGCAAAATCAAGATAAGCTGTAGGAACACTACTGCTATTATCTCCTAGACTGTTTGTTACACTTGCAAGAGCAGCACCACCAGCAGTATAGGCCGTTCCAGATACCTCATTACTGGTCGTGTATCCAGTGGTATCGGCATCAATGGATGAACTATTTGTGAACATGGCAATTTTGAAAGTATCCGCTGAAATTTCACTGGAATTTCCACGACTAGCCGTAGTCCAACGATGAATACCCGCCAGGATTTCTTTTTTAAAAGTTCCGCACATGGCGGATGATCCAACAGCCATCTTACAATCTCCTTATAATTTCGGCCATGTCTTCGTGGCCCTGCTGTTTCATAAGCGCCCAAATAGTAGTTCGCTCACTTTGAGCCATCCTATTCATATAGAATATAAGTATTTCCTTCAATTTGTCTCTATGAGCTATCGCTTGGTTCCTTATGACAGGAGGGGCGTCCTTTGAGACTAGCATTATCTTATTCAGAGCCATTTCTGCCATTTCTTCCGCCGAGTGACCCCGGTCTTTTGTAGTAAAGACCAGAACATCATTTAATTGACAACCTGCGACTGAATCCAACATTACTGTACCGTCCTGCGTACCCTATCATAACGATACTGGTCTCTGGTTTGCTTACCCTCACCAAGATTCTTTAGCCATTGTATAGATTCCAGAAACCTTTGTGTGTACTCCTTCAAAAGATCCTGCTCGCCTTTCATAAAAAGATACGCCTCGCACAGACTACCATAAAGTAGACATAATTCAGCGTTCGTTCCTAACCAACTTGTGCCATCCCCACTAGTTGTTATAGAAGTGGGTCTATAGAAATAATGCAGCTCCATTGTGAAATTAGAATCCGGTGTAGGAGCTAATAAAAACGTCTCATCGTCCCAATCCGCGTAGTACAGAGGCGTCCCCGTGGTAGCCGGATTAGGTGTATAATCCTGCAAAAACGTAACCTGCTTATACAAAAGAAACTCTTTACTGGAAGAATTTATCACACTTAAAGAGTTTTGCGACAGGAAGTCCGTAGGTTTTGATAAGAATTGGTTTCCGGAGGCGGCAGAACCTTGAGAAGACTTCCGGAAGACATCCAATTGACATTCTTTAAGAACACGCTCTTCCGCATTTAGGATGAATCTAGACAACTGACTAGTAAAAGTGGTCTCAGTGTTCTGCGTGTAATCCTGAATAGCCGTTTTTAAGGTAGTAAAGGTAAAAGCCATTTCATGCACTCACAGATACAGGACCAGCAGATACGTTGCCGCCACCCCCTTTGATACTTCCCGTTGTTGCTGTCCCACTACTAGCACTGAATGTATAACTATCATCGTCAACCTTGGTTATGGAATAGCCACCGGCAGCTTCTATTACAGATACGGTAAACCCATCAAACGGCGTTGTTGACCGGAACCTCACCGTGTCTCCCGTACTCCTTCCATGACCCGGTTCAGACACTGTAATAGTAGCGGAGCCACTAGAACCGGAAAGGAAAGGATTAAAAGATAAAAGAACAGTAACCGCAGGCTCTGTCCTGTCTGGACGAGGGTTCCGCAAAGCTTGGGGTTCCGCGACAAATTTAGGCAGGTCCAATTGAGGTTGTTTGGACTCCCACTCATCTTTTCCCACCAAAAATCCGTTCCATTCCTTTCTCATATCCCGTAGCTTGTAGGTTACTCCAGATCTATCCGAAATTCCTAACGCATATTTCTCTGAGGCATACCTAGCCATTACCCAACCACCCTTAGAGAAGAAGCCGTGGGAACAAGCGTAAGAGGAACTCGGTCTTGATCCTCTGTGGCAGCTCGAACAAACTCTTCTTCATAAATCGACTTTAAAAGCTGCACTCTTTCCGGTGCTCTTTTCATGGCTATGTAATAAGCCAAACCCGCCGACAAACAAGGGTAAAATCTCCATGGGACCTCTACCGTGTTAACAGAAGCATCTGCATCATCTATGCGGACAATACGGTCATAAACGATCTGATCGGTGTTATTCTCTGGAGCAGGCCAAATCCTGTAAACAGGGGTTATCAGACGGTCCACGTAATATTGAATAACCCTACCGGTTGTGGCCTTATTCGGAATACGGAGATAATCATCTCTTCCAATCCTGTTAATAGTTATATCCGTGCTATCGCGCCGTACTACAGCAGATAAAATATCCACGGAGGACTGCACGTTTTCTAAGGAAGGAACAGAACTAACTGTAGTTGTAGCGGAACTAGAAGAACCAGTAATGGTTTCAGAAGCCGTAAAAGTTCCCGAAGGAACCGTTATAGTCATGGTGGTGGAAGTCGGTTTCGTTATGACAGAAGCAGTTACCGCACTGGTTCCTCCGGTAATAGTTTCACCAATAGTAAAACTACCACTATCTGCCACCGTTAACGTAATAGTTCCCAAGGGATATTCAGTGATACCAGAGGCAACCGTCTGGGCCACCTCTGCCACTGTCCAAAGATTTAAGCCTCTATTAGCCCAATCAGCGAATAAAAGATTAAGGGATCTCCGTGCAGTTCGTGCATCATAGCCTGTCCGAAGCTCTATACCACAACGCTCAAAGGCTTCTTCTATATATTCCGCAACATCGGGTTCAAAGTTTTTTGATCCAGAGACAGCCATAGACCTAAACTCCTATTATCCCAAAAAAATAGATCTTATTGCCGCTGGTAATTGACTAAGAACCATAAGAGCAAGACCGCCACTTAGCCCCCAAAGAAACCTATAAATCCCATCAATCGACTTTTGTACGTGAAATAAATCATTATCTTTCAGGGAGTCCACTTTTTGATTTATCAATTTAAGCTCGCCCCAAATTTGAATTATATCCTTTTCATTCTTGCGATCCAGTTCTGCCATCGGTTAGTACTCCTTAACACAGTACAAAGTAACGGAATAAGTATCTCCGCTAGTATGGCCCACGGTAGTAAATTGGATATCCCCTGTTTTGCCGCTTCCAGCATAATTAGGCAAACCACAGATGTCGGAAAAATCCAATGTATCTGAATAATCAGCAGGAAGTTCCAATGCGATTACATCAGCAGTCGCATCCCAAAGAATTTTTACACCCATACCTACATTTGAAAAAACCACTTTTTCTAATCGAACTCCGGTGCAGGTATCCAGATCCGGACTCTGAGATAAAGAAGACACATCCACTTTTGTTACAGCGGCTTCTCCGTCCCCATCACTGGTATCAGTACAATAAATGACAGCTTTTCTTGGGCCGTCTATTATTGTGGTTGTCGCTACAGCATCAGCCATGTGACTCTCCTATAAGGATGAGGGCAAAGCCCCCACCCCATTACTCAGGTTTAACTATCCGCAAAAGGAGTTGCAATTGTCCCAGAGCCAATTAGAACACCCTGAACAAGATATTCATTATCAGCAAGAGCAGTTATCTCAAGATAGGAAAACTTGTCCCCACCCTGCGTTCCGCCATTCATGGAAATTACATCGTTGGTTGCAGCGGGTATAAAAACTTTATAAGTGCTGTCCGTTATGCCAACAGCTAACGAACCAAGGAATTTATCCGTGCCGTCTGTTTTAATATCCAGATCAGTGGCATCTGTTCCAATGAAGAATCTGTAAACAGCCCCAAGTTGGTTATTTACATTTGGATCATCTGGTCCAGCAGAAGCGCCGTTAGAATCAGCTTGGATGGTTGGTAGCGTTACGGCACCATCAGCATCATTTATTTCCATGATGCGACCAGCATGGTCATCAAACGTAAGAGTTGTTTCCGAAGTAATATTAATAACCGCGTCGGGACCGGCGGTTATAAATCCGCGCCTAGATCGAACGGGACCGGAAAAGGTTGTTTTAGCCATAATATATAATCCTTCTCACAAAGGCTTCGCCCTAGTGTCTTGTGAGCGTCTGCTGGGCCAGTCGCTAGGGCTTTTTATCCCAGGAAGGACGGGAAGAGGTTTCCCCCTTCCCAAATCCTAATCTCATTATGCTCCAGGTGAGCCGAAGATACCACGAGGATCTGACCAACCAAACGCATAGCGTTCACGGGCCTTGTACCTCACATTTCCGGTATCAAAATCACCTTCCATGGAAGTTCTAATCGGTGTCCGATTAAAGCCTTTTACTCCATTTGGAGCATCCGTTTTGATGAACCAAGCATCTGTGTCCGTCAAATAATGATTAACGGCATAGCCCTGCGGAAGCATTCCCATGTTCCGAATAGCATTAATGTCGTTATCAGCAGTTCCGGTTCGCAGCGTTGATTCAAGTAGACGGTCAGTAGTGAACTGAAGTTCCTTTGGAATAATCAGTTTCGTACCTTTAACAGCAATCTTCAG